CTCCCAGGCCGACGCCCTCAAAGGGATCCTGGCCGAGGTCGGTTACGCCGATGCCCTCCTGGCCCGCGAGCTCCCCGACGGGACGCTGATGCTGGTCGACGGACACCTCCGGGCCGAGACCACGCCCGAGCTCGAGGTGCCGGTCCTGATCCTCGACGTCAACGAGGCCGAGGCCGACAAGCTGCTCCTATCGCTCGACCCGCTGGCGGCCCTGGCCGAGACGAATGCCATCGCCCTCGACTCGCTCCTCCGCGAAGTCGACACCGGGAGCGAAGGCCTCCAGCAGATGTACGCCGACCTGGCCGAGGCCGCGAAGCTCTACGAGGGCGAGACGGCCGAGGTCGTCGAAGACGAAGTGCCCGAGCCGCCGGTCGATCCGATCACCAAGTCCGGCGACCTGTGGATTCTCGGCGAGCATCGCCTGCTCTGTGGCGACTCAACGAAGGCGGAAGATGTTGAGCGGCTGATGGACGGGGCGAAGGCGGATTTGTGTTTCACTTCCCCGCCCTACTCCGACATGAGAGAGTATCGCGACGGGGTAGATGTGGCGTCAACTAAGCTCCGTGGATTCATACCAGCGTTTAGTAGTCATGCTGATTTTTTCGCGGTCAATCTAGGCATAAAGCGTAACGACGGAGAGATTGACGAGTATTGGCAAGACTATCTAAACGCTGCCCGTGGCGTGGGCTTGAAACTGTTAAGCTGGAACGTTTGGAATCGCGAGCACTGCGGCTTTTCTGTCGGCGCTATTACGGCAATGTTTGCAATCCAGCATGAGTTTATTTTCGTGCTTGGAAAAGACACTAAAAAACTGAATCTGACAGTTCCGAACAAAGAGGCTGGAGTTCTGAATACGCATATCGGCCAACGCCAAGCAGACGGAACAACGGCCAAGCAGAACGATGTTGTTATTAGGTCACATAGACAGCTTGGGACCGTGCAGTCGATAGGCACTCAGCTTGCGAGAAATGAAGGGCTAGACCACCCCGCAATGATGCCGGTTGCGCTTCCATCCGCCTACATCGAATCAATGACCAATAGCGGAGAAATAACAGCCGATCCTTTCTGCGGCTCCGGAACAACCCTCATCGCCGCCGAGCAACTGGGCCGCAAGTGCTACGGCATGGAGATCAGCCCGGCCTACTGCGACGTGATCGTGAAGCGGTGGGAGACGCTCACCGGAAAGAAAGCGGAATTGGAGGTAACCAATGGGAAAGAGAGGACCACGCAAGCAACCAACAGCGGTGCGGCTTCTAAAAGGCGATCGGTCAAAGCAGGGTCGTAGGCCACAGGAGCCGATCCCGCCGGCAGGAGAACTGACGCCCCCTGAGTACATCGTCGGCAAAGCCCGCGAGAAGTGGGAGGAGGTGCTCCCGAAACTGGTGGCCATGCGGGTGATGACGCCCGCGGACCTCGAGACGCTCGGCCGCTACTGCGCCGTGTGGGAGCAGTGGGCCAAGTGCCTGGACCAAATGCGACGGGGCCTCGATGTCCTGGTCATCCGTGACAAAGATGGCAAAGTGAAATACATGCAGTCGGCTCCCGCGGCAACGATGTTCGTCAAGCTCGGGCAATCGCTGCTCCGGATGGAGCAGGAGTTCGGCTTGACCCCGTCAGCGAGAGCGAGCATGGAGGTGACCAATATCACGCAAGAATCCGACAAGGCAGCCCGGTTCCGGGCCTTCATCGGCGGCGCGTAAGCGGCCCGAGTTTGTCGATGGCTTCGTCTTCGACAAGACCGAGGGCGAGCAACCGATCAAGTTCATGGAGGAGTTCCTCGCCACCCCCGACGGGACCGGGGAGCCGCTCCGTCTTCTCCAATGGCACAAGGCCGCAGTGCGTCAGCTGTTCGGCTGGCGGCATCCCGATGGCCGCATGCGCTACCGCCGCGCCGGGATCTTCATCCCGAAGAAGAACCGGAAGTCCAGCCTGTTCGCGGCCCTTGGGGTGTTCATGACCAGCGGGGCCCACAAGCCGACCCAGAACCTCTACATCGCCGCGAAGGATCGCGGCCAGGCCCGCACGATCTTCGACATGACGGTCGCCTCGATCAAAGGCTCCCCGTTCCTCGATGACATCTTTGAGATCATCGATTCGAAAGCGACGATCCGGAACAAGTCGACCGGCCGAGTAATCCGCTGTCTTTCCAAGGACAGCGGATCGAATGAAGGCTTGAATGGCTCAGTCTTGATCGACGAGATCCACGCGCACACCGACGGCGGGAAGTTGGTCGACGCCCTGATGTACGCCACCCGGGCAACCAAAAACTCCTTCGTGGCCACATGCTCCACGGCCGGTGATGACCGCAACGGGATCGGGTTCCGGTGGTGGCACGACGCCGAGCTCGTCATGAAAGACCCGGCCTCCAACCCTACGTTCATGGGGTTGATCTACGCGGCCGATCCCGAGGATGACTTCTCCTCCGAGGCCGTGTGGAAGAAAGCCAATCCCGCCCTTGGTGAAGCGTTCCCGCTCGACGAGTTCCGGGCCGATTACCAGGATGCCCAGACCGACCCGCGGAAGATGTCCCGCTGGCTCCGCTACAGCCTCAACGTCTGGACTGAGCGGGATAACCGCTGGTTCCACGGTGACGAGTTCACCCGCTGCCAGATGGATCCGGTCGAGCCCCTCGATGGCCGCCCGTGTTGGGTCGGCATCGACCTGGCCGATCACGATGATCTGACGGCGGCCGTCTTCCTCTTCCGCTCCCCCGACGGTTCCTTCGACGCCGAGCTCCTGTGCTGGGTTCCCGAGGAGTCCATGGTCGAGCGGGAGAAGAAGCAGAACATCCCGTATTCATCCTGGGTCCGCGACGGATGGTTGACCGTCACCGAGGGGAGCCGGATCGACCAGGAGAAAGTTCATTCCGACATCATGGCTTTCCTTGAGAAACACGAATGCCGCGGGGTCGGCGGTGACCCGTACCACCTCGACTGGATCGCGACGAAGATGCAGAGCGACGGGATCGAGGTCCACAAGATCCGGCAGAGCATTGGCTACCTGACCGGGCCCTCGAAGATGCTCGAGGACTTGGTGAAGTCGGGGAAGCTCCGATACCGCAGCCCGATCATGTCGTGGGCCTCGAACAACGTCTGCATCTGGGAAGACCCCAACCTGAACATCCGCCCAGACAAAGCGAAGAGTTCGGAGAAAGTCGACCCCATCTTCGCCCTCATCAACGCCCTCGCCCTGGCATCCACCGACGCCGAGCCCGAGTCCTCCGGGTTCTCGCTGGTCTCCCTGTAACTTCACCGCCACGGGCCCGCCCTGTCCCATGGCGACATGGGACTCCTCGACCTCCTGCCGTTCCGCCGAGCCCGCCCCTCGCTCCCGCCCCCGGCGGTGGAGCTCCGCGGCTTGTCCGATGGTTCCGGGCCGTGGTCGGCGTGGATCTCCCCCGACGCGGTGACGCCCGAGGTTGCCGTCCGTACCACGGCCATCCTCGCGTGTGTCCGCTTCCTCGCGCAGTCGGTGGCGTCGATGCCGCTCCGCGTGATCCGTACCACGCCCGACGGCCGCAAGAGCAACGCCGTCGACCTCCCTTGTTACTCCGTCCTCACCGAAACGCCCAACGCCACGCAGTCACTCTACGAGTGGGTCGAGTCGACGATCTACCACACGGCTTTGTGGGGGAACGCCTACTCCCGGATCGTCCCATCGGTGACCGGCGGATTCTGTTCGTCTCTCGAGCTCCTACACCCAAGCCGCATGAAGCCCGGCCGGATGTCAGACGGCTCGATCGGTTACCGCTACCTCTACCCCCAGGGGGCGGGCCCCAACGGCCAGACCGGCTGGGTTCCATTCGGCCAGGACGAGATCCTTCATTGTCGCTGGCTTTCGGACAACGGGATCGAGGGGCTGACCCCGTCGACCCTGTGCGCGACGAGCGTGGCCCTGGCCCGCGAGCTCGACATTTCCGCCCGGGCCTTCTGGCAGAACGGGGCTCGACCCGACATCGTCATCGAGACCGAGGAGACGCTGAACCAGCCGGCGATCGACGCATTCCGAGACCAGTGGCGGCAGATCTACGGAGGCTCCAGGAACCGCGGCGGTGCCGCGATCCTCCCGAAGAAAGCGAAGCTCCAGACCATCGAGAGCAACTCCAACGAAGCGTCGGAGTTCTCTCAGCTGCGGCGCGATGTGACCGCGGAGTGTGCCACGATCTTCGGCGTTCCCGGCTCCCTCGTCGGAGTCCGCGAGGCCATGAAGTACGCCACAACAGAGCAGGAGCACCTGAGCGCCCAGGTCTGGTGCCTGCTCCCCTGGGAGAAGCGGCTCGAGGGAGCGATCAATCGCACCATCTTGACCCCCAGGAGCGGGCCGCAATACGTCGGCGTGAAGGCCAAGGTCGACAACCGAGGCTTGCTCCGCGGCGACAGCGCCGCCCGCGGTGCCCTGTATGACACGCTGGCCAAGTGGGGGGCCCTACGCCCCGCCGAGATGCGTGACCTCGAGGACTTCCCCGAGCTCGACGAGCCCGCTGCCCGCGAAACGTACATCCAATCCGGCTTCGTCCCACTCCGCGAAGCGGCCGACGCCTCGCTCTCCGAGGCCCAGGTCTCGTCGCTCCTGGCCGTCCTGGCTGCCGTGTCCGCGGGGACGCTGGCCGCTCCCGCCGCCACGGCTGTCATCGCCGCGGCCTATCCGACTCTTTCCGCTTCCGCTGCTGACATTGTCGCCGGTGCAAAGGGGGTTGCCGCATGAGCATCGAATACCGCACCCACGACGAGGCCGGCGACGAGATCGAGACCCGGTTCCTGGTGGCCGATCTCTCCCCGGTCGGCGTGGAAGATCGCGAGGACGGGCCCCCGACGATCTCTGGCATGGCCCCCCCGTGGGATTCCTGGTCCGAGGATCTCGGGTTCCGCGAGCGGTTCATGCCCGGATCGTTCGCTGATGTCCTCAAGAGCCGATCCCTCGACGTCGTCCTCGCGTGGAATCACGACGAGGGCTTCCCCCTGGGTCGGACGCGAAACAAGACCCTCGACCTGGCCGAAGGGGAGAAGGGGCTCGACTACCGAGGCCGACCCCCGCAGCCTTCGGCCCGCGTCGACGAATACATGACCCTCATCCGGGGCGGGTATGTCGCCGGCTCCTCGTTCGCCTTCACCGTCAAGCCAGACCCCAAGCACGAAACCTGGGCGACCGACGAGCGGGGCAACATCACCCGGACGATCCACCGCGTCTCGGGCCTGTACGACGTTTCGGTCGTGACGCGCCCAGCCTATAGCCGGTCGAGCGTTGCCCTCCGTCGGCGCGACCTGTTCGCGGCAAGCAACCTCACCGAGGCCGAGCGCCGGCAGATCGTCGAGCGTGAAGCGGACGACCAGGCCGACAAGGTCCGCCGGCTGGCCATGGACCGGAAGAAGCTCGACGCGCTGATCGGGGCCCGAGCGGCCACCGCCCTCGCGAGGATGAAAGCCCATGGGCTCTGAGCGTCTCTGCCGCTGTGGGGAGCGGATGCGGATCCGCACCTCAAAGCGGAGCGGTGATTCCGCGGTCCAGTATCTGCGATGCACCTGCGGGGCAGCTGCCCGTGTGGCGGTTCCGGCCCGAGACATCTGGAGACGCAAACGGTGACCATCTGCATCGACTTCGACCAGACCTACAGCCGCAACCCCGCCATGTGGGACCAGTTGCTCGAGGCCGCGGAGATCGCGCAGGTCGAGGTGATCTGCATTTCCCGCC